ACTTCTCTATTTTTATCAAGATCTTGCGGAGGTAGATTATTTTCCACTAAATTAAGAAACTTACTCATACTTATATTTATCTAACAACCAATAATTTGTTACTTAACTGCTTGAAGTATACATCATAAAGGTAGCATAAATTATATGATTTTAAAAACTTAATTAAGTCTCTAAAGGAAAACTTAAGAACATCAAAGTTATTACTGTAATATAGTTGTGTTTCTAATGTCACCACCTTATCAACTACATTGTTATGTATTCCATCGATAAAAAAATCAACTGATGTTTCACCAATTATAAATTGAAAAGGTAATTTTTTTAAAGCTCTATGTATTAATTTAAAAATAATATCAAATTCCTCTTTAGGTATGTGCCTAGTATTACGATTAATGTAAATAGCAACAGGTTCTTTTAGAGCCATAGCTTTAATTCGATCACATAGTGTAACAATAAAAGAATTTATAAATATTTTTTGTGTATCTTTATGTTTAAAATCATTACGTATACCGTATAGAGATATATCATGATTATATTTATCAAAAGATTTCTTAAGAATATAATCAAAATTTAGCAACCTAATGTTGTATCTTGATAGTTTGTAATCTATAATCATTTCCATTTTTTGGTTTTCCAACCCGTAAGTTAATAATTCCATTATAATAGTCTTCTCTAAATAAGACTTCCTCTTCAAATTGAAGTTTAGTCTCAAAATATGCTAACTCAAATTTTGATTCACAAATTCTAATTATTTCAAACTTAAAGTTAGACTTACCGTAGGTAATTATGTCTTCGTTAAGCTCGCGTGATGAAGAAGTATACGTTCTCCAGTCAGTTTCACGTTCTTCATGGCGCTTATTACGTTTTCCTTTTAATGGCTTACGTTTAAGTATAGTCTTACATTGCTTTTTACCAATATATTGTTTTGAATTACTCAAGCATGTAATCCTATATATAAATCCAAAGGGCACCTCATTATCCCTGATATCTACAGATGTGATCCAGTGACCTGTATCCATTATTTTGAAACTTTCCTTCTACGTTTTGACTTTGGCTTAATAACACCCTTCCTTTTTTGAATTATAGGAGGTCCATCAGGAGTGTAATTTCTCATATCACCTTTACCAAAACTATCAGTATTACCTACAAGATCTGTTACTGTATTCGTCATACCTAATGCGCTTGCTGAGTCCATCTCAACAAGTCTTTGATAAAATTCCTCAATAGTTACAGTTGATTTCATGTGTTATTATATTTATAATAAATATGTGGAATTGATAGAGCGATATAAAGAAGAGATTGGTAAGGATCTTATAATTAATGAATTTAATATTAAGGACGTCCAACTAAAACTACCTTCACGGAAACATTTTTGGGCTGCTAGATTGATTGATGCTAAGATTACACACTTTAAACTTGTCAAGCGTAAAAAATCTCTTAAGGAATCTATTGCAAAACGTATTATTAATGAAGCTCCTGTAAGGGTTACCCAGCAAACCGCAGAAATAGCGGCAGAATCTTCAGAAGAACTGCAAAATATAACTATAGAAATTAAAGATTATGAGTTTGTCATAGAGTATCTTGAAAAAGTTGAAAAAATTATGTCAGGTATGGGATTTGACATCAAGAATATACTGGAAATTATGAAAATGGAACAATTATGATAGAGTTAGGTTATAGTAAATCTACAAACAAGCTTTTAATATGTTGTGACGATAGTTTCATATTTAATAATCTACGAGAACACTTTAGTACTGAAAATAAAAATGCATCTTTTATGCAACGTAGGTTTAAAACCCGTGGGGTAAAGATACCAACAAGAAAATATGTAATTACACCAACTGGTACATGTGATATAGGTATGTATTGGGAAATTAGAAGATATTTGATTGAAAATCAAATTATTTTAATGGTTAGCCTAACTGATGAGCTTACAAAAGCGTTGAACATAGGTACAGAAAATGAAATCTACACGAAATTTAACTTAGAATTAAGAGATTATCAGTCAGATGTCCTCAAAAAAGCTCTTAAATTAGGTTGGGGTACGTGTATTTTAGGTACAGGCGCTGGCAAAACACTCGTTACTGCAGCACTTATTGAAAATTACTATAGAAATAGTAACAATAAGAGTACCTTTAAGTGTCTTGTAATTGTTCCTGATTTAACTCTTGTAACTCAGACATACAATGAGTTTAAGAATTGTGGTATATCATACAGCTTATCAATGTGGACAGGCTCAAACAAGCCTGATCTAACAGCTAATGTTATTGTTTGTAATATTGGTATATTACAATCACGCTTTATTGAGTCTGAGTGGGTAAAATATATTGATCTTTTAATAATAGATGAAGCACACAAAGTACGATCAAGTAATAAGATAAGTAAAATCATTACAAAAATTAAAACACGCCATCGATACGGTTTTACAGGTACACTACCCGACAATAATGAAGATAAATGGTTTCTTATAGGCAAGCTCGGCCCAGTTTTATATGAAAAAACAAGCTCAGAGCTTCGAAATGAAAAGTTCTTAACTAATGTAGAGGTTAAAGTTCTTAATATTGATCACGGTAGTATACAAATACCGCGTTTAACTGATAGTGCTTACCGAAATGAACTAGATTTTATATATGAAAGTGCGGAAAGAAGCGGTTTAATAGCGAGATTGTGTAATAAACTAGTAAATAACACACTAATTCTCGTTAATCACATTAAACACGGTGAAATTCTATATGAAGTACTATCAAAAATGTGTACTGATAAGCAGATTTACTTTATTCGTGGTGAAATCGATGTTGAGGAACGTGAAAATGTTAAAAGGATAATGGAAAGTCAGGATAATGTAGTGTGTATTGCTATTAGTGCTATATTTTCAACGGGAGTCAACATAAAAAACCTTCATAACATTGTTTTTGCTGCAGGAGGTAAGTCTTTTATACGAACAGTTCAGTCAATAGGTCGTGGATTACGTCTACACACTAATAAAACCAGATTAGTTATAATAGATTTGTGTGATCTACTGCATTACGGTAAGAAGCACTGTGAGAAACGTATTGAAATATATCAAAAAGAAAAAATAGCTTATTCTGAAAAAAAAATAAAACTATATTGATTTATTTAATATAGTTAATAGAATAAGCGTATGTCCAAAGCAGATTACTATATAAGTCCAAAAGAATTTAAAGAATCTCTTAAGAAATTTTATGATTCTGATGTACTTACTAATGATTTAGCTGAAAATGTTAAAAAAATAGCTTATGGTTTAAGCTATAATAATAACTTTATTAATTATACATATAAAGATGATATGATTGGTGACGCTCTCATTAAGATGTACTCAGCTCTATCCCGGAAAAAGTATAGCTTTGATACAGAATCAAATCCTTTTTCATATTTTACTACAATTGCGTTCAATGCATTTATTAACCGCATTAAGAAGGAAAAAAGACACCACGAAGCTGAAAAAAATTATCGTGAAAAAGTATATGAAGATGTTATGACAGATCCTGATAATGGGGGAGCATATATATATGTAAAGCCATTATCAGATGATAATGATGAATATGATCAATATTAATAAACCTAAGGTCGGAATTGTATCTGACCTACATCTCGGTGTACATACTAACAGTACACAATGGCATGATATAGCTGTTACATGGGCTAACTGGCTCGCTAGTGAGTTTAAACGTCAAAATATTAAAGATATTATATTTTGCGGAGATTGGCATCATAATCGCAGTGAGATTTCTGTAAATACCCTACAAATATCCGCAGATATATTAGATATCTTTAAACAATTCAATTTAATTGCTATTACCGGTAATCATGATGTATATTACAAGCACAAAACCGATGTAAACTCACTTTCAATCTTTAAGAGTCGTAAGAATGTAATGATTATTGATAAAGTTACTACGTTTACTGCGTTTGATAAGGTAATTACACTGTGTCCATGGAATACTAGCATAGCAGATATACCAAAAAGTGATGTAATATTTGGTCATTTTGAGATTGAGACATTTAAAATGAATACTTATAAGGTCTGTGAAGAAGGCATGAGTATAAAAGAGATGTTACAACTTAGCAATCTGATTATTTCAGGACATTTTCATCTCAGACACGAAAAAAAGTTTGGAGCAGGTACTATTTTATATGTAGGTAACCCGTTTCAAATGGATTTTGGTGATGCTGACAACTTTAAGGGCTACTATATACTTGATCTTGATACGATGGAGTATAGTTTCACTGAGAATACAGTATCACCACACTATAATAAGATAAGTCTTAGTGATCTTATAGCTTGTAACACTATTACGAGTAGAATTAAAGATATATTTCATAATAATATTGTAAAACTTAAGATTGATCGTAATATATCACAGGAAGATCTTAATATTCTTACTACTAAACTTAATCAGCTGCGTCCTCAGACGTTTTCTGTTGATTATGATATTAACTATAATAAAATTAGTAATGATAGTAAGGATAAGGACCTTTCTGGCATCGATATAACGCAAGCTATTGAAGAATTCGTAAATTTACTTGAAATAGATAATAAAAAAGATGTACTAGAATATACATTTGATCTTTTTAAGCGATGTAACTAATGAAAACCATAAATTTTACAAGAATCGCTATTCAAAACTTTCTTTCTATAGGAGAAGAGCCTGTAGTTGTTAATTTTAAGCGTGGATTACATGTACTTACCGGTAAAAACATAGATAAACCTGAAAGACGTAATGCTGTTGGTAAGTCTACCATAGCTGATTCACTGTATTTTGCCATATTTGGTGAGACACTACGTGAGATCAAAAAAGATCTTATTGTTAATAACATTACAGGAGGTAAAACGCATGTAGAACTTGACTTTGAAGTAGATTCACCACGTGGAAACAATAAATTTAAGGTTATTCGTACACTATCTCCTACTAAACTCACAGTTCTTAAGGATGGTAATGATAAGACTCGTGATAGTATATCTAATACCACAAAATATATATGTGAGGTTCTAAGTGCTTCACCGGCTATCTTTCAAAACTGTGTAATTATGACAGTTAATAATGCAATTCCCTTCATGGCTAAAAATAAAACCGAAAAGCGACGGTTTATTGAAGATATCTTTGGTATGGAGGTCTTTAGCAAGATGATTACTGTTCTTAGATCTGAATATAATGATATTAAAAAGGAATATGACATTCAGAATACAAAATTAGAGGAGGTAAATACAACTCTCACTGGTTATAAGGTACAGAAAGCTAATAGTTTAGAAAAAAAACAAGAAAAACGTAAACTCTACCTCGCGAGACAAAGTAATAATAGTCAGGAAATAATTGATATAACAAATAAAATCAATAATATTAAAAGTGAGAATGATATTGAGGTATATAGACATCAGATTTCTAATCTTGAGGTTAAGCTGACAACGTGTGATGATAAAATATCTAAACTTATCGAAGAAAGCACCAATAATAAAGCTATACTTAACCATAAAAAGGATCATTATAGTAAAATTGGTACAGATGAATCAAAATGTCCTGTGTGTTTACGATCAATAGCAGATCATGATAAGACGACCATTGAAAATGAACGTCTTATCCTTAAGCAGGAGTTAGTATTGATAGCAGATAAAGTAAAAACACTATTAATTAATACGCAAAAAGCAAAAGATCTTAAAGAAAAGGTTAAGGAGAGAATACAACAGACAACAAAATTACTTAATACTGCTAACTTACTACTACAATCTAAGTCAAACTTACAAACTACCATAGATAAGCTTAATGCGTGGCAAGAAGAACTTAAATCTGACATTAATTCACTTACAACTGATAGTAATGAGTTTGATGATCTTATTAATGCGACTGAAATAAGGGTAAAAGAGCTAGATGATACAGCTTTAACTATTAATAAGCAGCTAAGTAAGCTCGATATTGTTAAATTTATTATATCCGAAGAGGGGGTTAAGTCATATATTGTAAATAAATTACTCGAACTACTTAATAACAAGCTATATTTCTATCTTAAAAAGATTGATTCTAAT